GGAGCAGTGGCCGCTGGACGCGCTCTTAAGAACCAAAGCCTCGATGCCTGCGTTCCAGTGGAACGCCCAGTACATGCAGAACCCCACCTCTGAGGAGGGGGCCATCGTCAAGCGCGAGTGGTGGCGGGTATGGGAGGACGAGCGGCCTCCGCTGTGCGACTTCATTGTGCAGACGTGGGACACGGCGTTTGAGAAAAGTTCCCGGGCCGACTATTCTGCCTGCACGACGTGGGGAGTGTGGTACCCCGAGTCTGCCCCTGATGACAGCACGACCGGACGGGCCAACGTGGTGCTGCTGGACGCCTTCAAGGACCGGATGGAGTTCCCGGAGCTGAAGAAGTTGGCGTTCGAGAAGTTCAAGGAGTGGGAGTCGCTAGGGGTGCCGATGACCCTGATCGTGGAGAAAAAAGCCTCCGGGGCCCCCCTAATCTACGAGTTGAGACAAATGGGGCTGGTGGTGGGAGAATATACCCCGAGCAAGGGGCAGGATAAGATTGCCCGGTTGAACAGCGTATCGGACATGTTTGCCACAGGCATGGTGTGGGCACCGCAGACCCGATGGGCTGAAGAAGTGGTCAACGAGGTTGCAGAGTTCCCGGCAGGCCAGCATGACGACTATGTGGACGCTGTAACACTTGCGTTGATGAGAATACGGCAGGGTGGGTTCATCAGGTTGCCACACGATGAGCAAGACCCGGTGCGGCAGTTTAAGCGACGTAGACAGGCAGGATACTACTAGGAGTTTACGGAATGGCTAAGTCTCTTGTAAACGAAAAGGCTTTGCGGGCTGCATATCAGCTGCTCAAGGTGACGACGTTCAAGGACGTGAAGCTGCCGACCGCCAGTAGGGTGACTTTTAGAGCAGCAAAGCTGAAGAAGTATCACGCATTATACGAGTGGCCCGAACATGTAATGACCGTGAATGTGGACACAGAGGCCTTGTCGGATATGCTGAAGATTGTTGCGCACGAAATGATACACATAGCACTAGAGCACAACGCCAAGTGTGATCACGACCACCACGATGAGAATTTCATTGAGATGGCTAATCAGGTCTGCAGGGACTTGAAATGGGACGGCGGCGTTTTGTAAGACAATTTTTTAAGGATAAATCATGGCAATAGACAAAGCGCTGTACGAGGCCCCGCAAGGGTTAGACGCATTGGTGATCCCGAACGCTGAAGTGGAGATCGAGATCGAGCTCCCGGGCGATGAGGACGAGCAGCCGACAATGGCTGAAGAAGACGAGTTCGGTGAGAACCTTGCCGAGAAGATCGACGACAACACCTTGCAGACGATGGCCGCAGAACTGTATGGCCACTACGACGCCGATATTCGTAGCCGCAAGGACTGGATGGAGACCTACGTCAAAGGTCTGAAGCTGCTGGGCCTGAAGTACGAGGAGCGCAGTGAGCCGTGGTCGGGCGCGTGTGGTGTGTTCCACCCGATGATCATGGAGAGCGCGGTTAAGTTTCAGTCCGAGACCATCATGGAGACGTTCCCCGCAGCGGGTCCGGTCAAGACTGTGATCATTGGCAAGGACACCAAAGAGAAGGAAGAAGCCTCGGTCCGCGTCAAAGAGGACATGAACTACCAGCTGACGGAGAAGATGCCGGAGTACCGTCCGGAGCATGAGCGGATGCTGTTTGCCCTGTGTTTGGCGGGTAACGCGTTCAAGAAGGTGTATTTCGACCCCTCGCTCAACCGCCAAGTCTCTATGTTCGTGCCCGCTGAGGACATAGTCGTGCCCTATGGCGCGTCAGACCTTAATAGCACTCCGCGTGTAACCCACCGGATGCGCAAGACCAAGAACGAGCTCCGCAAGCTACAGGTGGCTGGGTTCTATTGCGACTGTGATCTGGGCGACCCGGTTAAAGTACTGGATGACATCGAGAAGCAAAAGGCAGAAGAACAAGGGTTCAGCGCCGAGGTAGACGACCGCTATCAGTTACTGGAGATGTGTGTTGATCTGGACTTAGAGCTATACGACTTCACGGACAAATACGCCAAAGGTATGGATGGTGTAGCCGTGCCGTACATCGTGACGATTGAAAAGGGCACCCAGAAAGTATTGGCTATCCGTCGCAACTGGCTGGAGGACGACGAGACCAAACAGAAGCGCCAGCACTTCGTGCATTACGGCTATATCCCCGGCTTTGGCTTCTACTGCTTCGGGTTGATTCACCTGATTGGTGGTCACGCCAACGCGGCTACTTCGCTGATGCGTCAACTGGTTGATGCGGGTACGCTGGCGAACCTGCCGGGTGGCTTCAAGTCTCGTGGCCTGCGTGTAAAGGGTGACGATACACCGATTGCTCCGGGCGAGTTCCGCGACGTCGATGTGCCGAGCGGCACCATGCGAGACAACATCCTGCCCCTGCCGTATAAAGAACCGAGTCAGACCCTCGTGATGCTGATGGACAAGATTGTCGCGGACGCCCAGCGGTTCGCAGCTACGGCTGATATGAAGGTGTCGGACATGTCAGCCCAAGCCCCCGTCGGGACAACTTTGGCGATTCTGGAGCGGATGCTGAAGATCATGAGCGCTGTTCAGGCTCGCATTCACTACGCGATGAAGCAGGAGTTCAAGCTCCTCAAAGACATCATCCGTGATAACACCCCCGAGGAGTACAGCTACGAGCCAGAGGTGGGTGACCGCAAGGCTAAGCGTTCGGACTACGACATGGTGGAGGTGATCCCGGTCTCTGACCCGAACGCGGCGACAATGAGCCAGAAAGTTGTGCAGTACCAAGCGGTGATGCAGCTCGCTCAGGGTGCTCCGCAGATTTATGACCTGAAGTTCCTGCACCGCCAGATGCTTGATGTGCTGGGTATCAAGAACGCCGCCAAGCTGGTGCCGACCGACGACGACCAGAAGCCGACCGATCCGGTGACGGAGAACATGAACATCCTGATGGCCAAGCCGGTAAAAGCGTTCATGTATCAGGACCATGAGGCGCACATTGCTGTACATATGGCGGCAATTCAGGACCCGAAGATTGCAGCAATCATGGGTCAGAACCCGATGGCACAGACCATCATGGCTGCAGCCGCAGCACACATTACCGAGCACGTCGCCTTCCAGTATCGTCGGGAGATCGAGAAACAGCTTGGTAGCGCCCTGCCCAACCCCGAAGAGCAGCTGCCGGAGGATATTGAAGTCGCTTTGTCACAGCTCACCGCACAGGCTGCCAGCAGGCTCCTGCAGAAAGACCAAGCCGAGGCCGCAGCACAACAGGCCGCGCAGCAGGCCCAAGACCCGCTTATCCAGATGCAGATGAAAGAGTTGGCCATCAAGGAGCAGGAGGTTCAGCTCAAAGCGCAGAAACAACAACAGGACGCGGCTTTCAGGGAGAAACAGCTGGCCGCTACATCTGCTGCCAAGGCCGACGAGCTGGCGATCAAAGAGAAAGATCAGATCATCCGCGCAGCTTCTGAGTCCGATCGTGGTGACCGGGAAGAAGCCCGGGATAAGCAGAAGATAAATCTGGAAATCAGCAAACTCTTACGTGAATCCACTAGGAACAAATAATGGACGGCATTGAACTGCTCCTCAAGCGTAACGACGAGGAGCGCAAAGCGTTAATCGAAGTCATCGTTTCAGGCGGTGTGAGTGACTTTGAGAATTACAAACACATTTGCGGGGTAATTCGGGGTCTCGACCTTGCGGATGAACATATTAGAGACCTTGCAAAAAGGATGAAAGACGATGACGACAACGACTGAGCAGGTGCCCCAAACCGCACTTGAACAGAAGTGGGCCGCAGATAGCGCAGAAGCAGAACGTAAGGCTAAGCAGTTGCCTGACCCGCAGGGATACCGAATCCTGTGCGCAATACCGGAGTTCGAGAATAAGTACGACAGCGGCATTATCAAGGCGGATATCACCTTGCAGCACGAGGAGATTCTGACCACGGTGTTGTTCGTCGTGAAACTCGGTCCGGATGCGTACAAAGACCCGGTGAAGTTCCCGACAGGACCGTGGTGTAAAGAGGGTGATTTTGTGATTGTCCGCTCCAACAGCGGCACCCGTCTGGATATCCATGGCAAAGAGTTCCGCATCATCAACGACGATACGGTCGAAGCGGTGGTCGAAGACCCCCGTGGAATCCGTCGCAAATAAGGAGTAACACATGAACCAACCCGCATTCAAGTTCCCCGACGAGATTGAGGACAAAAAGGACGAGGCGAAGGGGCCGGAAGGCGTAGAAATAGAAATCGTAGACGATACTCCGCCTGAAGATCGCGGTAGGGAGCCCCTCCCAGAGAATATCAAAAAAGAGCTGGAAGAGGATGACCTTGAGGAATATTCCGAGAAGGTCAAGAAGCGCCTCTCTCAGATGAAGAAGGTCTGGCACGACGAGCGCCGGGAGAAGGAAGCCGCCCTGCGTGAGCGTGAAGAAGCCCTGCGGTTTGCCCAAGTAAAAGACAGTGAAATCAAGAAGTTACGCGATGAACTGGGCACCGGACGTCAAACTTATTTTGACGACATGACCAAGGCGGCAGAGACTGAAATTGCTACCGCCAAAGAGAAGGTCAAACAGGCATATGAGACCGGAGACCCCAGTCTGATTGCAGATGCCCAAGAGGCTTTGACCGATGCTAAGGTCAAAATGCAAACGCTTAAATTTCAGCGTCCCCCTTTACAACCTGTAGAAAAAGATGTAGAACACACCCAACAGTACCAAGAACCCCGGCCTGTTGCCGACCCGAAAGCGGAAGCTTGGAGGTCAAAAAATACATGGTTCGGTGTTGATGAGGAGATGACTAGCCTCGCCCTTGGTCTGCACCAAAGACTAGTCCGGCAGGGTCTTGACCCGCGTAGTGATGACTACTACAGCCGTGTGGATGAAACCATGAGGAAACGGTTTCCAGAGTACTTCGACGAAGAGCCGAAGGATACCGAGGAACCCGAGACTCGACCGGCGGCAAAAGAGAAATCTGAGCCCCGCAAAGCGGCCACAGTAGTGGCTCCGGCAACGCGAAGCACCGCGCCCAAGAAAGTGCGATTGACGCAAACGCAGCTGGCGTTGGCCAAACGACTTGGCCTTACCCCTGAAGCGTACGCTCAAGAACTTATTAAACTGGAGAACTAAAATGGCTGAAAATCGAATCGCTCGTGAGTTGCAAACACGCGAAACTACGCAGCGCAAGGCGTC